AATCTTAATCATCCCTGCTTGGTCGAATGATACCATGATTTCATCTAATTCATTCGCATCCTTGTAATGTGCCCACATTCGTTTCAGTAGCATCGCTCTACTAATTCGATGAGTCTCCCTTCCTAGTAACTCTGCAATGATTAGTCCCTTAATGGACTTAGCTTCACTCAATCCCTTCTTTCCATGAGTCATTTCCCTGACATTACCAACTAGTCGTTCTGAGTACTGGATGGCTAACTGCATGGATTCCTCGTCTATCTGTAATTCTGTGGACTTGGCTAGACTAAGTAGCATAGCCACCTTCAGAACCGAGTCACCGAATCGATTCAGTGTTCCTGTATCATCCTTGATTCCGTCAGCTTGAACTGAGTTAATGAAATCATCGTACCATTTCTCATACATCAAGCCGGAGTCACTGTAGAAGAATGTCTCCCCCGTGGTACTATCCACATATGGCAGATGAAAGTATTCATCCTGCTCTCTACTTCCCAGTGACCTAAACGCGCCATTCAATTTCGCCACAGTCTTCAAATAGTCAATCAGTTCAGGTAGCTTCGGTGGATTAGTTAGTGGAACTGATAGGCTATTCGCCCGGTTCCGCTTATTCTCTGAGATGATAAACGTCCTAGCGAAGTAGCCCCCATGTATATCTTTCTTGCCGAAGAAATCAGTTGAGTGCGCCTCATTAGTCGCGGTCAGCATGGTTATAGTTGGGTCCTTCAGATTGAACTGTTCCATCTTCAGTAGACTTCGCCACTCACCTATGTTATACTGTCTGTCGTATAAGTCGGTCAGTATGTCGGTGGCTACTTTGTCTTCGACTATCGATGATGTCAGTTCCGAGGAACAGATGAATGCAGTAGACTTAGTGATTACCTTACCTCCTGGTTGTGTTTGGGCTGTTCCTAGTTCCTTCAAGATGCCCTGAATGGAGCTACGCCCACTGATGATTCTGGTGTTGTTTACACCTCTGACTAGCTGTTTAGCCATACTGATAGGTGGTCCCTTCTTCAGACCAGATTCAGCATGGAACATGACGTAGATGTTAGGATACAGATTGTATATCTGCCGGTCCAACCAGACGTTATCCTTGACTACCGCTGATATCGCAGCCAGTCCACCCCACAGCCAGAAGTTTGTAGGGGATTCCAATTCCGCGTGTTGAGCGAGTAGTTTTTCTAGCCATGTCATCACTTCTCCTTAAAATGGGATATCGTCCTTTGCCAGAGGTTGCTTGGATTCAATCTTTCGATACATCTCCTCCCTGACATCTTCATCAGTTACCATGAACTGCTCAGTCACAGTGAGTTGTCTTGCGACAACTTTTTCAATTGGTTCCACTTTGACAGGTTCAATCAGTGACTTGAACTTCCGTAAGTCTCTGTAGTTCTCTCCAATCTCTACGTCACATGGAATCTTGAGATAGCGACGGGGTAAACTACATGCAGTGAAGTTGATGGGCCTCTCCATTTCCTTTCGAGCGATAGGAATGAAGTCATCTACATGGTCGGTTCTGACAGCGAAAAGAAGCGCATCATGGGCTTCAAGAATAATTTTCGCATCTGAGAATTGTTTCTTAATTCGTATACCAGCAGCTTTGGTATTATCAGTGACGGCTCTTTGGGGGAGGTAGGCCATCGCTTCTCTGAACAAGTCATCTCCCCATCTTTCATAGAATATACGTACACCTCCTCGTTCAGCGTCAATCCCATATGGGAGAGGAGCAGTAAGTTTCCTACCTTTGAGACACTCGATGACTTCGGCATGGAATACTCCTTGTATCTTTGGTTGCTTGGCATGGAATATCCTTAAGGCTCTATCTGCGGTCTGCTCTGTGATAGTGATGGGGATTTTGTATTTTCTAGCTTGTGTATTAAGTTCCGTAGCCGCTTTTCTCTTTCCAGCACGGAGGTGTCCGGCATGGCGTAAAGTCTTACCAGCAAATCGAATCGGGCTTTCATATCCGAGTACTTTCTTAGAGTAGTCATGTTCAGTCCCACCAAAAAACCAACTAGCAGTAAGAGCATGGTAATCATGTTCGTCTATGTCCTTTAATGCTTGTTCATCTGTTGCTAGATTGAAGACTACACGCGCCTCGGCCTGACTACTGTCCAACTGCACAAAGATATAGCCCGGTTCAGGTATATACATAGCTCGCACGTCAGCCCCAATATCTCCGTGTTTAGTGAAGACTTGGAATGACGTGCCCATTACTTTCTTGTCTTTCTCTTTATCGTTTCCTGCAATGTCGATGAGAGGTCTGATGGGAGGATTCTGTTGCGAGGTAGATGACCTACCAGTCTCAAGACAGGGGAAACACGTAGTCCGCATCTTCCCATCGAAGTCTGGTATTGCGAAGAGATAAGTCGATACAGTCTTCTTTACTCGTCTTCTTTCAAGACATTTCTCAATCCATGTTCTCTGTCCGATATCTCGTACTCCATTTTGGAGATTGAGGAGAGCTGTAAGTTCTTCCTCACCCACTCCATCGCGTCGTGGAAGTTTCCAGACATTGAAGAGGAAATCGTAGACTTGAACTGGGGAACTGACGTTAATGTCAACTCCTGCCAATTGGTACATTTCATAGCCCAACCTCTCATCCCATTCGATGTATTTGTGGATTAGTTCATCCCTCTTCTCAGTGTCTACACAGAATCCATTGTTCTCTATTTCAAGATAGAAGTCAGGGAGAGTCATCAGGAAGTTTCGATAGAACTTAGTTACTCCTAATTCCTCTAAGTCAGGCTCCATCGCCTCATCTATTTCGAGTGTGACACAAGCGTCACGAGCGCATCCGAGCAGTAAATCTCTAATGTCCCCCTCATACATACCTTCGTCTTTGTAGAAGGGTTCTCGTGTGTAGATACTAGTAAGGAATGCAAGCCCCTTTGGGAGTTCAGGGTTAATTGCAAATGCCTTGAGCAGCGTATCTGAATGAATGCTTCGTATGGCAAATCCCAGCCTACGAATCTTATCTCTATCATAGTTGAAGTTTTGTCCAACAATGTCCTTCTCCCATAGTACTTTAGCCAGCATCATCCAACATGATACAAGATCCGAATCTGGAATGTTGGATATTCCATCCTTGTTCCACAGGGGGATTGTCATCCCGTGAGATTTGTTAAATGACAGTCCTATACAGATGGGCAGACAGTGACCGCCCGCCTCGATATCGACTGACATCTTCTTGTTGTTTTGGTAGACCTGAAGGAAGTGATATAACTCGCCGGAGTTCTGACAGATTTGAAGTGTTCGACTAGGAAGGTTCATCAAAGGTGATTGGGATTCATCCCAAGCACGCTTGAAGTCGAATATCATTACTTGTCTGTTCCAATAACCTTTGATTTCTCCACCCGCAGCACTATGTAGAAGATGCGCGGGATGATAGGTAGGAACAAACTTAGCTCCCATACCCCGCATGATGCTTCCTCGATGCTTACTAATTTTAGTTTTACCGGACAGTGCCCATAGAGCAGTCCCACCGAGAGCGAGGATAGAGTTAGGTTTAATTTCGTTGATTTCGACACGTAGTTCCTCTAACTGCTGGTCTATGTCTATGCCAGCTTCACGGGCGCGTGTTGTGAACGGAGTTCTCTTCTTACCGATGTTAGGTGGGACTTCGTATTTACATACATTTGTGACCCATGCCTCACTACGTGGGACACCTGCATCTTTAAGTAACCTATCTAATTCCCTACCAGATGCACCCACAAAGGGCCGTTTCGCGGCTGATTCTTCGTAAGAGGGAGCTTCACCAAGTATCATGAACTTGGCCCCTACAGGTCCCATCCCCGGCACGTAGACCTTATCTTTCATCTTTAACGTCCTTTATCATGCCGAGGTATTTTCCGTAGTTCTTTTGGTGTTGAACTGCTTTACACAAAGGACAGTATTCATTCAATACCATGTGCAGAGTTGAAATCTTGTAACCACACTTCTCACATGGAATGAACTGAGGAATTAGATAGATGTTAGATTCCACCTCGTACTCCATTGTCTGGTGTGAGTCTACGCTTCATCTTCTTACGGATGGATTTCAAGTGTCTAATCCATTGTTTCAGATTGGCTGCGCGTTCCTCCAACTGAGCGATGTAGTTATTGACCTGTCCAGTCGTCCACTCTTGGATGATTTCATCCAGTAGTTCCTTATGAAAATTCATCGTAGACAGTCTCCACAATCTCGTGGGCTATTGCAATAAGCTTAACGTCGGCGAGGTCTGGAAATCTTTTCCGTAAGAGTTGGGCGATTAGTAAAGTCATCTTCACCTTTGTCATCAGTCACCTCAAACATCTTGGAACAAACATTACACAGGTATTTCGGTACTATGCGTTCACTATTCCATACGCGGACCCTCTCGATGGCGCGCATATCTTCATTCTGACAATGTGGGCACTTGATCATTTGGTTCCTCCTTCACTTCCTCTGGAGCCTCTTCAATCACCTTCGGGGTAGGCTTCTCAATCACCCTGATATGCACAGCGCGGTGGCCTTTTCCCTCTATCTTTAGAGGTGTGAATTCAACTATCATTCCAGTGCGAAGTTCAGGGAATGATACAGTGTCTTGTCTGAGTGCAGTCCAGTGGAAGAAGATTCGAGTAAACTCAATCTCTCTTGAGCTAATGAATCCCCAACCTGCCTTACTCACCTTGATGATTCGTCCCACTATAGGCTTGATGTCAGTCATCTTCTCTCTTCCTTCATTCAGTTAAATCGGAGGCGCACCCGTAAACTGCCAACAGACAGTCTTGAGTGCGCCCCCTGTCACCTAACAAAGCCAACAGAACCTGCTCACAACTTCAGGTCTTCAGCCTCATCAGATGAATCTTCATCCCCCTCTTCGTCGTCGTCTTCATCTGACTCCAACTCTGACTCTGACTTTTCCTCGTCGTCGTCATCGTCATCGAAGTCATCGTCGTCGTCTTCTTCCTCTGCCTCCACCTCTGCTTCAGGGGTGACAGGAGGAAGTACAGGTTCCACTTCGTTCTCGACTTCAGCCATTTCATAGTCCATGACAGTTCTCCTTCTTTCTAAAAAGTGTGAGGTGAGTTACACCCACCCCACATGTGTGAACTAGCTACTCACTACTCGATCCCACATGTTATCAGAGTAGGTGCCGATGTAGAGATGGTCAGGATTCCAACAGTGTTTGTTGGGACAATCAATCTTATGAAGTACAAGGTCATATTTCCAACCACTGTAATCCAAGAAAAAGAATGCTGAGATTCTATGGACCTTTTCGGGATTCATACCGGGTACGAGCCGAACCTGTCCGTATCCTCTACCATCCTGACTACCTGTCCACAACCAACAGCCACCTTCTTCAAACACCGTCTTATTTACCATACGGTGTACCACATGTTTCTTCTTCATATGGTTTTTCTGATTGTGACTGTAGTTTGGCATGTTAGCTTCTCGCTGGCCTGTACTTGTGGTTCACTCGATTCACCATGCGCCCCTGCCACTCACCATTCTCCACGAACACTGCAACTTGCTTCCCCTTGGCGTTAGCCAGCTCGAAACGTGCGCCAGCCTTCACATCGACGCCAAACGACTTGAGGAAACCAACTGCAAAGCCGATGGCCTTGCTGTTGAAGTTCCAATCGAGTGGAACTCCACGGAAGTTCTCCTCACCCGTGTCATCGTTCTTGATGATGGTACCTTCCACGGGGTAATTCGTGGAACCACCATCCTTCGATGGAGCCTCACCAATGTCATCGATCATGACGAGGTACCACGCCGGCTCGACGACAGTACCCCTCAAAAGATCCCGCTCAGAGAATGAAACGATAGGCATTTTCTTGTCCTTTTCTAACTGTTGTTGTCTGTCTGTTGTTGGTGTCGTTTTCGTGCATCAGCTCTACATATTTGGCACCTCCTTCTTCCATCCTTTGGTATGTAAACATTATCTCCAAGGAGTAGATGACCATGTTTACAGTACTCTTTATCTTTGTTGGGATTCACGTACGTTCCTTTTGCAATTGCATCTCGTACGTTGTCAGAATTACTGCCTAGATACAAATGATCAGGGTTCGCACAATTCCTATTTGGACACTCCGGTTTGTGCAGTGCATGAACCGTGCTGTCCAGTAAGTTTAATCCCAATGACAAGTATGCAGAGAGTCTATGAACTTGAACTGTATAGTGTCTCCATTTGATATTTCCATATCCTTTTGTTCCTAAGGCACCAGTAAATAGCCAACAACCAGTTTCAGGATCAACATCAAACTTATCTGGATACAGTTCAATAATAGTCATGGTTAGAACTTCGTAGTTGGAACGTATGTTTCCTTCATCTTCACCATTGCTGGCTTGATGTATGTGTCGTACAGTGGCTTCTCACCAAATTCAATCTTCGATGGAAGCCCTAGTGCAGTACGAGCGAAATCATCTCCGGTATGCTCAGTCAGTAGTGTGTAGGCACCTCCTTGTCCCTCTTGAAATCCCTTATCAATATTGAAATGATAAACCTCCCCACAGTATGCCGGTATCTTAGGCGCGACCTTCTTACCCGCAGTCACAATCGTACGGGAAATGTGAGTCGTGTTATTCGTCGTATTCCGAAACTCAGCCTGAACGACGTGAGCAATCAGAATGATGTTGACTTTGTGGAACTGATTGATGTCTTTGGTGATTGCAATGAGTTCTTGAAGTGCGGCTGCTTCCGCATTGTAGTCCTCAATCTCATTGACTGCAATTCCTGCAATCAACTTACCAGCCGCTGCACCACTTTGTCTAGTGAGCCCGTATTTCATCTTGACAGTCTGCCTGAGTGTCATATCAGCCATACTTGTTAGGCTGTCAAACACTAGAGTCTTATAGGGACATTCGACTTGGAACTTCTCCAACTTGTTCTTGGCCTTGTTCCAATCATCGTAGTCATCGAATGTAATCTGCTTAGGGTCTAGACCCCACTTCTTCATGGGTAGATAGATACCATTCATCTTCCTATCCCATGAAAACCAGTATTGTGGTCCGGGGAATGATAGAGCCTGAGTACTCTTACGAGTCCCCGGTTCTCCCTTGAACATGCAGTAGAGTGCGTCGAAGTTCACGCTATCCATTGTTGGCATTAGTTCACCACCATCACTTTAATCTGTCCATACCCCGGAGTCAGTGCCTTCAGATACTCTTCAGCCTTTTCCAGTGTAGAGAATAATGCAATTCTGTAGTAACCAGAATCTCCATCAGTCTCGTAAGCCATCCATACAGTCATTTGATCCTCTTCTTCTCTACGCCTTCCACGGCGCGATAGATTAACTTCCGCCTCTGAGCTTCAGCTACTAGTGACTCATACTGAATAGGCCACTGAAGATAGTAGTTCACAGCATCAGTCATGTCACCGAGTTGCTTCTCACTATACACTTCAGCGGCATTCATGAATCGATTCCGCTCAATGAAATGAATTGTTGCCAATAGATGAGAGGATGCCATCTGCCTAATCTCCATCTGCTGACCTTCTCTAGTAATCCATACATCCTTACTGATTAGGGGCATTCTTCTTCCTCCATTCAATCGCACCTAGTCTCAGTTCCTCAGCCATCTGTCCGTCGAACTTCTTGCGATTGATACCAAGAACTTTGTTCGTGATTTCAAGCGCACAGATTCCACAGACTGAATGAGTACTGATACTGCCCCTGATTGGACTCAGTAGTTCAGGTGGATAGTCAATTCCACAGTTGGCACATTCCATTAGTGCTTCATCTCCTTCTCTTTCTTCCTCAGTCCAGCTACCTGAATCTCAATCACTTCGATGGAGAGTTCAGCTTCCCACACTGTCTTACATTCGATGCATTCGAGTGCGTGTTCAAATACATCATTCAGTACGATGACATGAACTGTGTCTCTATTGCACACAGGGCAGTAGTCAATCATTAGTCCTCATCTTTCCTGTTAGTTGGGTCCCACACGGGGCCAACCATGTAATCATTCTGTAGAACTTCTTCTCTCATGTTCCTGTCAGCCTCACATACCTGTTTGAATGGACACGGGCCGAACATGGTGTCACAGTGCGTGTAGTCAGGAGGCCAGTAGCCAGTCTCACTGTACTGCACATACTTGTAGGCATAGTAGGGGAGAATCTCACCCTGCCATTCTAGCAGCCTATCAGCTGAATAACTGAGAACTTCCCGTGTGAGCCGTTCATCGATCTTCAGTGTAGTCTGAAGTCCAATCTTGTTGACGATGACATTCCTCGACTTCAACAGGCAGCACTGACCACTGAACTGATTGTTCAGAGTCGTCTTATCACGTCTCTGTTTGAATGTTTTGTGGTCCATTGACACTATTCCGATTTGGTTGGTGTCAATGATGAGGTCGAACTTTGCCTTCCATAGTACTCTAAGTTCATCGTCCTCGTAGAGTACTTCACCTTTCACTTCTTCGACTGACAGAGGAATGAATGCATCGTTCTTGTAGAAATTGAAGTACTGCTCACAGGTGTCGAGTGCGAATGCCCAGCCGACAGTCCACTTCTCATTCTGCTCCGGTGTATTTTGCATACCCGGATACTCACCTGTGTGATGTCCACATGCGGGCTTCTCTACTGTCATGTCGGCACAGTATGGACAACCTGTAATGAACAATCTACCAGCCGTCATTGCTTGGCCGATGGATGTAGTCCGTGGAAACCCCTTGATCATATGGTCATAGAAGACTTCAAGGACCTTATGAATGAGTGTTCCCACTTCGATGGAGTTTGACCTGCCCTTCAGTGTAACGAATCGATGATTGAATCTGATGTCAAAGTATCGACCACAACTCATCAAACTCGATAGAGTAGTGGCATCCATGATGACATTCTTCTTCGGTGATGGAATGATGTCCATTACTTCTTCTCTTTGAACTGCGCGTAGATTTCCTTCGGAACTTCATCGAAGTATCTCATGAGTGCAGGGCACAGCCAGCCCCACATTCCTGTAGACTCTTCAAAGTACCAGTTGCCATTGTCTTCTCTGCCAGCCCACTTGAGTACTACGTGATAGCCGGGGAAAGGACCAGAAGAAAAAAATAGAGTGAATCCCTTATCTGAGTCAGGTATACCATCGACTTTGATGTCAATGATATCATCTGCTCCAGCTACGAAAGGTTCCTTCACTAGTTCCTTGGCCGGGTCATCGAATACCCACTGACCATTGTACCTGTATGGATGAATTACGTTGATTTGATTCATTATTTTCTATCTCCAGTCAGTAGAGTGAGCTTTATAGGATGCTCAACTTCCATTCATTCACTAACACATGTTAGAGATATGAATAGGGGCGATGAGTTGAGCACCCAATAAAAATCACATCTCGTCGAACACCTTCTTGAACCTCTCCACTTTCTCCTTCAGCTTTCTGTTCTCTTCTGTGGTAGAGATGAGGAAGTCGCGGATGTCAGTCATCGCTTGGATAGCAGAATCGAGAATCTCCACTGACACATCCAACTTCCCTCTGATGGACTTTGGAACTGCCGAGTGATGTCCCTTCCTACGCTTCACCCCTACTCCATTAGCGAGTGATGCCATCGTAGTAGTGATACCAAGTTCCTTGGCTTTCATCATCAGAATCTTGGCATTCTCGATGTTCGATTTGCTGTAGTCAATGAACTCGAACAGTGGTTCCAGTTTTCCCTTCGTCTTGTCAGTCACAGCGACTTCCATGATAGTCGGTTCCTTCTTTCCACTTCCATTGGTCATCAGCTTCGGAGTCAAGTTCAGTAGTTCCTTTACCTGCTTCACAATCATGCCCGTACCGTCAGGATTGAATATTGTGATTTGACGCTTACGCGCTTCACCGATAATCTTCGATGATGCTGCGTGGGAAAGGAATCTCGTCATGAAGACTGCGCGTGTGTTGTCTGGCAGGTCCTTGCTAGTCCAATGCTCATTCTGACTGTCCCAGATTGTCACCCGTGGATGACTCTTGATTTCATCGTCGAAGTTACTTGCCTTCGCTCCAACGATTACAACGATGCCGTGCGTCAGCGGTGTCAGTGTTTTACCTTCAGTCATTGTCAATCTCCCTTTCTGATAGTTGACCCAGTTTGTATCCCAGTACGAACATTGCCACGACGAGTAATCCCATCATTAGTTCTCCTTCTTCAGTGGAACTCTCTTGACAGTGACTCGCACATTCAGCTTGTCGTACTGAATGTTTGATGTGAGTTCGGCCAATGCCTTCATGGCATCCGGTCCTTCGAGTTTAATAGTTACAGTCATTAGTTTAGTCCCTCGAATTTCCCTGCCGCTACAGTAGTGAGCAGTCGAACGAACAGACTCCTGATAGCATTCGCCAGTTCAGGTGAAATCTCCACCTCCCTGTCAGCTACCACAGCGATAGACAAGCTACCACACTTCTCCATGTAGTCGTCGAATTGTTCCCTGATTGCCTTCACATCTGTCTTATCGACAGATATTGTGATGTGGTAGTGACTCACAACTCACCATCCTCAAGCCATCGCTGAATGTCACTGACCAATTCGACGCCCATCGAGTGATACTTCATACGCGCGACGAACTCACCCCCGCGCATGTATCTCACGACAAACATGTTATTCTCGCCCATCTGAATGATGACAGTTCGGTCCATTAGTTCCTCCTTCAATTAAAGTGTACTGAGCCACATGACGAATGCCAAGAATGCGATGAGAGCCAACACAGCTTCACCGGGAAAATGCTTCTTATCACTCACACTATCCTCCGAAGTCGACACGATATCTTGGTCCACTCACACCCATGTAATATATGTAGGTGCCGTATTCAGTTTCCTTCTCTCCTTTGAAGTTCACTGGCCCTACTACTAGTTGAACGTGGGGCACATTGAACTGAGTGACTTCAAGCCGTGACCACAGTCTCAGATTCTTCAGAATAACCATGTCGGCTATTGCTCTCTGGACTAGTTCGTTGAGTTCCTCCTGAGTCATTAGATGTCCATCCCTCTCTCACGCTTATCCGCGCATGAGTTACAGTAGGCATAGTCTGGTCGAATCTTCACGATTCTCCCACAGCCCTTGCACTTCTTCCTAACTGACTCACGTTGAGTCTGATGGTAGAAGTCGATGTCATCCTGAGATTCAATCTCGTACCATCCGTAGTTGTCGTCGTAGTATCCAGCCATTAGTCACCTCCATTAGTACTCAAGACTGTCTTCCACTTCTTTTCACCTGAGAGCCCCCTCCGGCGCCATCGAATGATGGAGTGAAAGACAGTCCAAAAAACTAGGAGATTTCGATACCCTTCTTCTCCATTTCCTCACGCGCCCACGCTTTCAAGTCTTCCAAGTCCTTTTTGTTCGCACGGCTGAGTGCCATCAGTTCCGCCGTGGTGCAGCATCCGAAGTCCTTGTGAGTCAAGTACTGAAGTGTCGTCATCTCTTCTCTCCTGTCACTGAACTGAATGACTGAACTGAATGATTAGTTAGCCCGCGTGTTGAACATTTCCAAGAGAATGTCAGCTTTCTCTTGAAGTCCCCTGACTTTCTCCTGAAGATTCATCACTCTCTTTCCAAGTTCATCGAGAGTGACATCCATCGTGTTCACCTTGTTTGTGAGTGCCTCACACAACTTCAACAAGGCTTTATCAGTCGTCAGACTGTTCTCTCCAATTACCTTCAGTGCTTCCGCAATATCCATTACTTCCCTCCGATAATGCACAGAACTAATGTCCTGTATGAGT